CCGCAATTCACGGATTTCCGCAATGCACTTCTTTAGTTCTTCCGACATTCCGCGTGATGCCAGACCGCCGCCGTGAAAATAGCGGGCAATCTGGTTGAGATTATTTCCAATGCCTGCGGCCTGCACCGTCAAATTCTGAATCTCTCCCAGATCGGCAACGATATTATAGTTGACCTCCAGCTTTTCGCGGAGAGCCTGTTTGCGTACAAAAGTACCAATCGGGTATCCAGCATCTTTAGCGTATCCGGCCACTAGCTCATATTCCAATTTTGTGAAACGGATGTAAACCCGTTTCCCCCTATGAAGCGATTCGTCTTTCTTTGGTCGAGCCATAGCATAATCCTCCTGCATTTTATAGTTGCAGAGCAACTCCCGATAAGCCGTAGGCGTTCGGCTGCGAACACATTCATGTGGAGCCGGATAGCCAAAATCCAAGATTTTGTGCGTACCGTGGGAATGGGGAACGGAATCCCCATCAAGATTGTCAGCCGGGAAAAACAACGAAAGTGAGTTTTGAGCGGCTATGGGCGAATCTTGCGCTAAGAGAGAAAAAAGCCCCACGACCTGGAAAATCGAGAATTGTCCTTATACCTATAACATTCTGGAAGCACCTTTTGGCAACCACTTGAAAAAATATTTTTGTGAAATTTCAAAATTTGGTTGCCAAACACCCCTTTTAGAATGCTATAGGTGAAGGGAGGTATTTGATGTACCAGAAAATGACGCATACACTTGAGGATTTGAAGAAATTGGCAGCGATGGAACTTCGGGATGTGAACCGTGAAGAACTGGTGGACATCAACGATGTGGAAATCAAGAAAGACCTGTCGCAGCGAGAACGGATGGTTGATTTTGTTTCACAGATCAAGAACCCCTACTGCTATCTTGACCGGGGAATGGTCGTAAAGATCAGTTTTGCCGGAGAGAACCGATTGGAGGACACGCTGAAAAAATGCGCAAGGACACATCGGAAATAAAAAAGAAGAAAGTAGAAGAAAATTTGCACTTTAGCACATTAAAGCGTTGACATGGACCGCGAAATATGAGATAATGGCTTTGGGTCAAAACAGAATATGCTAACTAAAGCCGATAATTTTCTTGGTTTATTGTCAGAACGACAAATAGATTAAGGAGGTTATCGGCTTTTTATGTTTTTTCAGGAAAATGGACAATATCGCTGTGCTGTGTATCTTCGATTGTCACGTTCGGACGGCGATCAGCAGGAAAGCAACAGCATCAAAAATCAAAGAGCTTTACTGAATGATTATCTGGGAAAGCACCCGGAACTGCATAAGATCGATGAGTATGTAGACGATGGATACAGTGGTACGAATTTTGAACGCCCGGATTTCAAACGGATGATGCAGGACATTGAGAATCGGAAAATCAACTGTATTATCGTCAAGGACTTATCACGATTCGGCAGAAACTACATTGAAACAGGACGTTATCTGGAAAGAATCTTTCCATTTATGGGAGTTCGGTTCATCGCCATCAACGATCATTATGATAGTGCGGAAGAAAACGATGATAAGGGCCGTATTCTGATTCCGTTCAACAATCTTATCAACGATACCTATTGCCGTGACATTTCGATGCGTGTCAGAAGCCACTTGGATGTGAAACGGAAAGAAGGTCAGTTCATTGGCAGCTTTGCAGGATATGGGTATCAGAAAGACCCGAAAGACAAGAATCATCTGATTATAGATGAATACGCTGCGGGCATTGTGCAGGAAATATTCAAACAGAAATTGAACGGAATGAGTTCACAGCGCATTGCCAGTCACTTGAACGAACTGGGTGTCCTGCCGCCGAACGAGTATAAGAGAGCCAATGGATTCAACTATACCTGCGGTTTTCAGGCTGGGCTGAATCAGAAGTGGACAGTGGTTTCTGTCAATCGTATTTTGAAAAATGAATCTTATACGGGAACATTGATTCAGGGTAAACGCAGGAAAATCAATTACAAAGTAAAAAAGAGCCATGATGTTGGAAGTGAAAACTGGATTCGGGTGGAAGATGCGCATGATGCCATTATCAGCAAAGGCGAGTTCCAGCAAGTACAACAGTTGTTGGAACTGGACACTCGTACCGCACCATCGCAGACAACAGTTTATCCATTATCAGGTTTTCTGCGATGTGCAGACTGCGGGCAGAATATGATTCGCCGCACGGTGACGAAAAACGGAAAGAAGTATCAATACTATCACTGCTCTACCTATAAGAATGGTGGCGGCTGCACACCGCACATGATAAACAGTGAGAAGCTGACGGAAAGTGCTCTGGCTGCGATTCGGCATCAAGTGACACTTCTTGTAGAAGCGGAAAAGGTACTCTCCAATGCAGAGCTGGCAAGCGGCGAACAGATTGGCATAAAGATTCTGGACAGCCAGATCACTGCACTGGAAGCTGAATTAGAACGGTACAGTAATTTGAAAATCCGTCTGTATCAGGACTTATGCGATGATGTTGTCAGTCGGGAAGAGTACGGAGAAATGAATACTCGCTTTGCGCAGAAGATAAAAGAGGCACAGGATAAGATTCAGGAAATCCGCGAAAAGAAGCAGGAGGCATTAAAGCACGACACACTGCTTCCTACTTGGTTGGAAGAATTTAAGCAATACGAACATATCAAAATGCTCGAACGCAGGGTCGTGGTGGAACTGATCGACCACATAGATGTTCATAGCAAAACAGAGATTGAAATTCATTTTTGCTTCGAGGATGAACTGCACAGTATCACAGAAAAATTTATGGAATATCAAGCACATCATGGAAATGAGGTGGCAGAGGAATGAAATGGGTCAGTTATACAAGGTCGATTTCCAGCAGGATCGGAGAAGAAAATCCATCCAATACGATTGCAGAACAGAATGAGCGCATTGCGCGGTATCTAAAAAAGCGCGGGTGCAGCGTATCCGAAAAATACAGTGACCGCAGGAGAACAGCAGAAGCCACAGAGGGCTTTGACATATTGGTACAGGATGGGATGGCTCGGAAATTTGATGCAGTTGTTGTGGATTCTATCTTCCGCTGTGGAAGAACCCTTCCGTTTGCCATTGAAGCACTGCAGAGGACGTTCTATCCGCTTGGTATCCAATTTGCAGTTGTGGAAGATGACTTTTGCAGTGCAGACAAAACTGCCGAAGAAGTTGCAGAGTATTTCAATGGAAAGACCATTGATAAGATTCGTTCGGAATTTATTACCAATCGCCAGAATCAATTTGAAGAAGGTACATTGACCCATCGACAGGCTAAATATGGTTATGCGCTGTCGGAAGATCGCAGAAACCTTGTTCTTAATCCTGAGAGCGCACAGGTTGTAAAGCTGATTTTTCAGATGTATCTGGAAGATATGAGAATCCCGGAAATCGCAAGAGCATTGGATGCACAGGGCGTTCCATCTCCACAAATCCAGATGGCAAAGAAAAAAAGGTCAAGAACAAAAATCAAGTGGCCGGATTCAACCATTCGCTTGATTTTGAAAAATCCACTCTATATCGGAAAGTGTACGCTGACGCTGGCAAAGGCAAAGCGAGAATTGGAAGTTCCGGCGATTGTTTCAGAGACGGAATTTCAGAAAGCCCAGAAAAAGTTGGAATCTACGAGGTTGCCTTCGAGGAAAAAGGCACGAAAAAAACCAAACCTGCTCTTCAAAAAAATCTATGACAAAGAAAGTGGAAAAGGTCTGCTGTGCAGAACATCAGAAGATGAAAGCCAGCAAATCTATTCGTTTGACAAGGGGTATAGATGCTTCTCTGGAAAAGCCCCTTTCATCGAAAGCGAGAAAATCTTTCGAGAGATTCTTTCAGCTTTGGGAAAAGAAAAAATGCAAGCTGCGCATATTGATAAGGTGCTGGACTTGAATCCTGAGAAAGTCAAGCAGTGCATGGATGCTGGACTGTTGCAGTACAGAAAAAGAGCAAATGAGATCGTTGCGCGCTTGATGACCAAGGACGATGAACGAATAGCGGTTTATCGGGAATACGAGCAGGGATCAATTTCACTAGAACAGGTAGAGGCGTATGAACATCAGTATCAGGTGGCAGTCCAGAAGCAGGAAGATGCCTTTAAAAAGATAATGCTGGATGTTAATGATATAGAAAAAGCATTTAGCCATGGAAATCCCTGGTTGATGAAGTTCCGAGCGATTTCAATTCCTGAAACGTTGGAGCGCACACATCTTAAAGAATGGCTTGACCATGTATGGATCGTAGATTTTGAACAAGTAGAAGTGATCCTACAAGAAAGTGAGTGGAAGGAATTCTTCCCGGAAGAATGGCTGAACAACGGAGAGGAAGATTGTAATGGCAAGAAAGAGTAGAAAGAATATGACGTCGCAGGCCGCTGTGCAGGAGGCCGTACAGCAAAACGAAAAAGAACTTCTGCGCACGGCGGCGTATGCGCGGCTGTCGGTTGAGAACGGCGGGCATGAAACAGAAGATTCTCTGCACACACAGATTTTGCAAATTCATAATTATATCAGGGAAAACCCGGAACTGACGCTGACCGATACCTATGCAGACAACGGTTTTACGGGAACACGTTTTGACCGGCCAGAATTTGAGCGTATGATGCAGGATGTGCGGACAGGTAAAATTCAGTGCATTGTAGTGAAGGACTTATCTCGGTTTGGTCGTGACTATATCGAAACGGGAAGCTATCTGGAAACTATTTTCCCGATGCTCCATGTTCGTTTTATCGCCATCAACGATGATTTTGACAACATCCGGCAGTCGGATGTGGATAGTCTTGCGGTTCCCATCAAGAACATGGTAAACAGCTTGTACGCTAAGGACATTTCAAAGAAAATCAGCCTTAGTTACCAGATGCGCCGCGAAAAGGGAATCCCTACATCGTGGTGTACACCGTATGGCTATCAGTTGAACCAACAGGGAAATAAGTTTGAAGCGACTGAGGATGCGAAGTGGGTCAAACTGATCTATCAATGGTATCTTGCAGGAGTGAGTACAAACGAAATTGCTCGCAGGTTGGAATTTTTAGAAGTAGCAAGGCCGAACGAACGGCTGAATCGCAAATTACATGAGGGAGATGACCCTACCTATAATAAATGGCACCCCAGTACGGTTCTTCGTATTTTAAACAGCAGTGCCTATATTGGAGAACTGGTATCTGGGAAAACGCAAACTGCATCATACAAAGGGATTGGCCTCCATCCAGTGGAAAAGAGAGAATGGCATATTGTTGAAAACGCTCATGAAGCAATCATTCTGAAATCGGATTTTGAAAAAGTGCAGGCACGGCGGGAGCAGAATAAGGAAAAACGGGAAAGGGCGATGGCGCGTTCCAAGGCAACCAGAGAGAAGTGTTATAACCATCTATCGGGAATGGTTTACTGTGGCTGCTGCAGACGCAACATGACGTTTGAACGGCGTGTGCATGGTACGGTAAAAGAAACGCACTATGGAGTGTTCATTTGCAAAAGAAAGAAGAACACGACTCCCTGTGCCTATCATGCGGTGCCGGAGAAAATGCTGATGATGGTGGCGATGGATCAGATTCATCATCTGGTGTCTACCATGTGTGAAGAAGAAAAGATGGTAAAAGACATGATGCGCGGCAGCAATCTGGATTCAGCCCGTTCCATCAAGATGAAAGAAAACTCTATCCTGTTTCGGATTCAGGAAGCCGAAGAACGGCGGTTGCGCTTATATGAGGACTATAAAGCTGAAATTCTGGACGAAGATGAATACAGTCAGCTAAAGGAGCATTACATAGCAGAAAAGCAGCGGCTGGAACATGAACTGCAAAAGCAGCGTCAGCGCGCATTGGAACTGGAAAAGAGAATCAAAATCTGTGATGCGCAGATGGAACGGATGCGTGGGTTTCTGAATCAAAGTGAGTTTGATGAAGAACTGGTGCACGAACTTATTAAGAAAATCTATGTGGGAATGGACAATTCTGTGGAGGTCGAATTTAAGTGCAGCGACCCCTATCAGGAAGTGCTTGCAATCATGTCGGAGGTTCAGAATGAATGATAAAATTGCAATCTATCTCCGCTTATCATTGGCAGACGGAGATTTGAAAAAGGGCAGCAAGGATGAAAGTAACAGCATTGAGAACCAACGGATGCTGCTCCACGATTACATTGGAAAGCAGGAAGATTTATTTGGCGAGATTGTAGAATATGTAGATGATGGCTATACTGGAACAAATTTTAATCGTCCGGCTTTTCAGAAAATGATCGTGGATTTGAAGCAGGGCGATATAAAAGTCATCATAGTAAAGGATTTATCCCGCCTTGGTCGTGACTATATCGGTGTTGGCGATTACATTGAGCAGATTTTTCCGTTGATGGGAGTTCGGTTTATTGCTGTGAATAATTCCTTTGACAGCATGAAACTGAACAACGGAACGCCGGGAATCGAAGTGGCGGTCAGCAATCTGGTGAATAATATGTATAGCCGGGATATTGCGAAAAAGATTCGGGCTGCTTTGGAAACGAACTGGAAGAACGGAAAAGCCACCTGCACAAATGTTCCTTTCGGATATGTGTGGAACAAGAAAGGCGGACAGCGGTGGGAGATTGACCCAGAGGCTGCACCCTGCGTGAAAAAAGTATTTGAATTAGCATTGTCCGGTCGCAATACAACGCAGATCGCCTACGGCATGAACGAATTAAATCTTCCTACGCCGGGATTGTATGCGAAACGAAAGAATCTGCTGATGGGCAGCAATCCTATTATTGCCCCGGACAGTGAAATGTTATGGAACGCGGCAATCGTGTGGAGAATCCTTAGACGGTATGAATACACTGGTGCGTTGGTTATGGGGAGAAGAAAGAAAATTGATGTGAATACTACCTCTGTTCGGACGCTCCCGGAGGATAGGTGGATCATTGCAGAAAACGCTCATGCGGCCATCGTGACAAAAGATGAATACTACCAGGCACAGAAAGCAATCCGTAACGTAACTCCAATTCAATATAAGGTGGGTGATGATTTTGCGTTAAAAGGAAAAATCTGCTGCGGAAACTGTAACCGGCAGCTTCGCCACGAAAGGCAATATGGGGAAATGGTTTTCTATTGCGGCTATAAACGGTCAGCCGGAAAGTTCTCTAAATGCTACGGCGGCTATTACAGAGAATATTCGGTGAATGCAAAAGTGGCTCGTGCGATAAAAACAGTATTCTATGCGCTGGATGTGGTAAATCAGGGAATGCAGGAAAAGCAGTCTATCACGGTGCGCTGCATGGATATTGAGGACTTGGAAAAGCAAGCAGAAGCCATTCGGGTGGAGCAGATTAAACTGTATGAATTGTATGCGGACGGTGTACTGCTGCGGGATGCGTACATAGAAAAGAAAAAGGTTCTTTCGGAAAAACTGGCTACATTGCAGGATAGCATACGGATAGAAAAGGAAGAACAGGAGTGTGCCGATGAATTGGATGAAGAAATCCGCGCTCTGACAAAGCAGGCCAGCGAGAAAACATACATCGGTGGGCTGACAAAAGAGTGTGTGGATGCTTTTGTCAGCATGGTTTATCTGTATGATGATCAGACGATGAAAGTTGAGTTTAACTGTGAGGATGTGATTCGGAGAGCATTGGAAAAGTATGGCGCATAACCGCATAGAAACAGCGAGGTGAGCAAAAAGAATGCCCGTCTGGTTGAGAGGATTCGCAAATCTTCTCGATCAGGCGGGCATTTCATTCCGTAGGAATGGTTTTGCCCGCATAAGCCACAGACAGCACCCCGGTGTGATCCGAAGTGCAGCTGTGGCTTATGCGGGCTCTTTGTTATATGGTCAACGGGTTACAAAATCAGATTCCCAAACCGTACAGGATTGATTTCATCTCTTTTACCATCCGGGTGAGAATTTCCTGCTCGATTTCATTACAGTCCAAGAGCAGACGGTGAATTTCAGAATTTGAAGTTGAAGTCGAGTGCATCAAACTATCTACCAGCAAATCATCCGTCGATACGTCAAGAGCATTGGCAATATCAACCAATGCATCAAGACTTGGGCGTTTGATGGCGGATTCAATTACGCTAATATGTTTTCGTGTCATGTTAAGCTGCTCCCCCAGGGCCTCTTGAGTGATACCAGCTTGTTTTCGGGCATTTGAAATGCGCTTGCCCAAGGCTTTATAATCAGTAGCCATGTGCTTTTCTCCTTATGATTCCCCGCATAAGGCAGTACAATTATCTCGCATGATGGTAGGCAGAGCAACTCTATATCAAAGGTTCTAAGACCGCAAAGGGACACACTGCTATCTGCTCTGTGGTCTTAGGCTGTTTTGCTACCTACTGGGTAGCAAAAGACAACTCATGCTACCTGATGGGTAGCAGTCAAAACGCAACGAATGCTTTATAATAGAGGTAGTAAAAGGCTGCAAATAGAAAGGAAAGACAATGGTGGACAAGGTAGAAAAAATTCTTACATTATATAGTGATGTGCAGGCAACTTCTGTTCACTGGTTGTGGTATCCATTCATTGCAGTGGGAAAGCTAACATTGCTACAAGGCGATCCCGGCGATGGAAAGTCAACCATGATGATGAATCTGATTGCGGAACTTTCTAAGGGTGGGAAAACACCGGATGGAAAGCCTGTTGGGATGCCGCAAAGGATTATCTACCAGTGTTCGGAAGATGGAGTATCAGATACCATTAAACCCAGACTGGAAAGATGCGGCGCAGATTGTAGAAAAGTAGCTTTTATCAATGAAGAAACATACAGTGGCCTAACGTTGGATGATGAGCGTATCCGTCAGGCAATCATTGAATTTCGCCCACGGCTTGTAGTTATAGACCCGATTCAGGCGTATTTAGGAAGTGATTCTGACCTCCAGATTGCAGGGAGAGCCAGAAAACTGATGCAGCGTCTCGGAATGTGGGCTTCAGTATATGATTGTGCCATTGTGCTGATTGGTCATCTCAATAAGAAAGAGGGAACGAAAGGTTTGTACCGAAGTCTTGGCAGCATAGATGTGGTTGCTGCTGCGCGAAGTGTTTTGCAGGTGGAGCGTGACCAGGAAGATACAGATATTCGTATTGTCCGGCAGATAAAAAACAGTTTGGCTCCGTCTGATGGAGAAATTCGGTTTTCTATAACAGCAGAGATGGGTTTCCAATGGTTGGAGTGCAAGAGCACATTCGTTTCATCGGAACAACCGGAAGTGCCGGAATTTGAGTCAAAAACAGAAAAGGCAGCATATCTGATAAAAAAGTTGCTTTCTGATGGCGATATGAGAGCAAGAGAAATCTATATGCGGATGAAAGATGAAGGAATCAGCCGCAGAACCGCAGAAAATACGAAGAAAGAACTCGGTATCCGAAGTTATCGGAAGATGCGACAGTGGTATTGGAGTATCAATACGGGAGAATGAGGAAAAGTACATGATTATCGGTGAAGTAGAAGCAGTAGACCGTAAGCAAAAAATCAGAGACCGCTATAAGGGTGTAGATATATCGGAATTGGAGGTCATTCCCGCCAAAATCATAGAGGATTTGGAAACAAGTTCTGTGATTCGGCGTGTGGCAGCATATATCCGTGTTTCCACTGATAATGATGAACAGACTTCTTCGTATGAACTTCAGAAAAACTATTATACGGATTATATTCAGGCACAGCCGGGATGGGTATTTGTTGGAATCTATGCGGATGAAGGCATCAGCGGCACATCTCTGGAACACCGAAAAGGGATGCAGCAGTTGATTGAGGACTGCAAGGCAGGCAAGATTGACCTCGTTCTTACAAAATCCATTGCCCGTTTTGCTCGAAATATCGTTGACTGCCTTTCTGTGATTGAATTTCTGAAAAATCTAAATCCGCCTGTGGGTGTGAAATTTGAAGCAGATAATATCTATACGCTGGACAGCAATGGACGCATGATTCTGACGATTCTGGCATCTGTGGCAGAGGAAGAATCGCATTCCAAATCTATCATTATGAACTGGTCGATAGATCGGCGGTTCAGCCGTGGCCTGTTCCTGACCCCTGCATTGCTTGGATACGATAAAGACGAGGAAGGCAACCTTGTAATTAACCCGGAGGAAGCACAGACTGTAAAGGTGATTTACTACCTGTACCTGAATGGATATTCGCTTACGGAGATTGCAACCCTTTTGATGGAGTATAGCCGTAAGACGAAATTGGGACGTGTGGAGTGGAATCCCGGCACACTTGCAGGTGTTCTGGCAAATGAGCGCCATTGTGGTGATGTACTGGCAAGAAAGACCTTTACACCGAACTTTTTGACGCATAAATCAAAGAAAAACAACAATGACCGAACACAGTACAGGCAGAAGAATCACCATGAAGCCATTGTTTCCAGAGAAGTTTTTAATGCAGCTAATCATCTGCGGGCATCCCGCAATTATTCAAAGAAAAACAGACCCTTGCCCGTGCTAAGCGTGGTTGAAGATGGGATTTTGCGAGGATATGTGCCTTTTGATAAGGATTGGACAGGCTTTTCGACAGAAGCATACAGGGAAGCCTCTGAAAGCGTGATGAAAGAACCGGATGTCACTGTTACTGCGGAT